GAAAAGGAATTAAAAATACTTGAAAAAAGTATTAAAGAAAGTCTTATGAACAGTTTAGGAGAAGGAGAAACAAAAATAAGTTGTAAACAGTATTCCCTAAACGGAACAATAAATGAAAAATTTAATGAGGAAAAATTTGCAAAAGAAAACCCAAAAACATATGAAAAATATATAGAAAAAAAATTAACTTATAGATTAAGTAAAAAGAAAGAGGAGGAATAATAATATGAAATTAGTAATGAACTTAAAATCAAATTTTAAATTAGTACCAGAAGGAGAAAGAAGATTAAAGATAACAAAAGCAGAGGCTAAACCAAGTGGTAATCCTAAACATATGGAAGTGAGTTTCCAAGATAGTGAAGGAGGATATATTTACAGTAATTACGACTTTGAAAAAGCAATATATCCATTAAGTATATTAATGTGTACTGCATTAAATTTAAAAGATGGTGATGAAATTGATCCTAGAGAAGATGCTAAAAAATTAATAGGTAAAGAACTTATTTGTGAGGTAATTCACAGAGAAGGAACTAAACCTAATGATAAAGGAGAATTACCAGTGTTTGCAAATATCAAACAAGTAATTAGTCTAGTTGATGATGAAATTGTAGAAGAATCACCAAGAAATTCTATTTCAAGTGCGTTAGATGATTTAGATTAATAATAAAAGTGCTAGATAGCACTTTTTTTGTAAATAAATCTTAAATAAATCGTAAATAAATCTTAAATTTTTTAGTGCATATTTTATTGTATAATTTATCTAGAAAACAAGAAAAAAGTGTGTTTTCAGTTTACCTTATCTGTGGAGGTGTTAGTTTAGATTATAATTTAATTTATTCTTACACCTCTTTTTTATTTTTTAGGAGGAGATAGTATGAAAGAAAAAATTATAGAAAAATTAGAAGGTAATATTGAAAGAATATTAAATAAAGAGGAATTATCTGCAACAGATGTAGCAATATTAAAAGAAAAATTAGGTGAAATAAAACGTGAAGAAGATGAGGAGAATAAAGAAGAAAAGAAAAAAGAAATGATGAGTATGCTTGAAAAAGTAATGTAGGAGGTTATGTTATGAACAGTGTAATTTTAGCAACACTATTATTAGGAATGGGTGATTGGGATTTTTCTCTACCATGTATTAATCGTGTAGACAATTATAGAAAATATTATAAATATGAAATTTATGGGGTTGATGAATAATGAACCCAAATTATCAAAGAAATTTTGCACCTGTATATAATCAAAACATGTATGAAGAAAATCTTTATAGTCAAATAGATAATCAAATAAATCAATTAGTCGGTATGAGAAATCAATTAAAAAGTAATGCTCAACAACAACCTCAACAACCTACTGCTATCAATCAAACATTTCAATTATCACCTAATAGTAATGGAATAAGATATGCTAATTCAATAGAAGAAGTGAACAAAGAAACTGTATTTTATGATACACCATACTTTAGTAAAGATTTAAGTGTATTATGGATCAAAAATGCTAGTGGTGATATAAAAGCGTATGAATTAAATGAGATTATACAGCAAGATGAAAAAGATTTAGAGATAGAATTATTAAAATCACAACAAGAAGAAAAAGATAAACAATTAGAAATATTACAGGCTCAAATAAACGATTTAAGAAGAGAGATGAGATTAAATGAACAATATGCTACAAATGTTATTCGGTCAGAAGATGAAACAGATACCACAGAACTTGATGAGTCAATTGGAAAGACAACTAAAAGTACGAAATCCACAAGCGTATCAAGAGTTTCAACAAGCAAGAAAAAATAATGTAAATCCTCATGAGTATCTAAACAAAGTTGTAGGTGGTTTTAATCCACAACAACAGCAAGAGTGGAATAATATGATTGGAAGATTTAATCAACAAGGGGAAAGTGAAAAACAAGACTAGACGTCTTGTAGAGGGATATTTAATACTAGATATGAGTATCTCTCTACAAGTTTTCTAGTGGCTTGAAAATAATACTAGAAAGGAGAAAGAAAATATGAATGGAAGTAATGGTATTCAGCCAACAGTGGAGTTAGCAACTACTAATGGTTATCCAGTAATGCCATATTACGGTATGAATGGTAATGACGGTTTCTTTGGTTCTGAGGGAATTTGGGCAATTATTTTAATTGCACTTTTATTCGGAAACGGAGGTTTCGGATGGGGTGGCTTCGGAGGAGGCTTTGGTATGATGAACGGTATGTATGAGTTCCCATGGTTGTTAAATGGTCAACAAGGTATTAATACCAATGTTAATAACGGTTTTGATAACTTACATTTATCTAACCAAATTGAGGGTGCTAGAGATGGAATTAACAATTTAGCAACTCAAATTTGTGGAAGTACAGCAGATGTAGTTCAAGCAATTACTGGAGGTTTCTCAAACGCAGAAATATCTGCAAATGCTCGTCAAATGGCTAACATGCAACAAGCATTTAATTCAGAATTAAATACTACAAATGGATTTAATAACTTGAATAATGCCCTTCAAAATTGTTGCTGTGAAAACCGTTTAGCATCATGTCAAACTCAAAACATAGTTCAAAGTGAAGCAAATGCTACTAGATTCGCAGATGCTAATAATACAAGAGATATTATTACAAATGCTACTTCTAATACACAAGCTATACTTGACAAATTATGTCAATTAGAACTAGATGGAGTTAAAGCACAATTAGACGCTAAGAATGATAGAATTGGTGATTTACAACGTGAAATATTGATGAAAGACTTACAAGCAAGTCAAGTTGCACAAACTGCTGATTTAAGAGCAAATAACGCAAAAGTTGCTAACCAATTAGTATCTGAACTTCGTTCTTGCCCAATTCCAGCACAACCTGTATATGGATCAACACCTATATTTTCATGTAATGGAAATAATGGTTGTGGTTGTGGAAACAACGCATACTTATATTAAAGCATACAGTAGATTACTACTAACTCGATTACGAGAACTTGCTAATTTTAAAAGGATAGACAAGTTCTATCCTTATTTTTTTATTATGAAAGGAGAATGATAAACGATGATTGAAACAATAATTAATACACCAAAAGCCTTAACAAGTAATTCTAGCATGATTACTTTTGACGGAATAAGTGAAAGAACTAGATGTGCTTTTTGTAGCAATGGTGGGTGGCTAGATTATGAAAACGGAAGTCCTAACTTTAAAACATTCGGAAACGGAAACACAGGTTACAATAATGCGACTTTTAGTGTAACCATAAGTTCTGCAACGGCTGGAGTTGTTGCAATTGGATTATACGAAGATGGAGTCTTAATTCCTGATACTGTTCGAGCAGTTACTTTGGCTACTGCTGGGGACTTCGCAACTGTTTCTTTTGATAGAAAAGATAAAATTTGCCCTCGAGGAACTACTAGTTTTTCTGTGGGAAGTGTTCCAAATGTTCCAACACCAACCGACCCAACTACACCAGTTGTAACACAAATTCCAATAATTGTGGCTGGAACATTTAATTTATCAAGAAGTCAAAAATAATGAAAACAAACTCAATAGATATGACATCGTTATTCTTGCAATTGTATAGTCTTATCTTATTATTGCAAGATTTTAATAACACAGATTTAATGCAAGAACTTCAAAGACAAGATAGTGAATATTTAGAAAAAATAATCAAACAGAATGAGAAAATTATAGAACTCTTAGAGAGGAGGGAAGAAAATGGAGAAGATTATACAACAAGACGTAAAGAAAGCAAGTCTTGAAAAAGTAAAAAGTCTTTTACAAGAAAACAATGGAGAAATAACAGGAAACACGTTAGAAGCTATTGGAGATTTAATAGATATTTACAAAGATGTTGCTAATGTTGAGTACTGGGAAGAAAAGGAGGAACATGAAATGTATAGAGGTTATGGTAGAGATTCTTATGATGGATATAGATATGATGGATATATGAGAGAACCATACGGTCGTAGAGAAAGAGATAGTCGTGGAAGATATAGAGGAGATGACTATATGGATGAAATGCACGAA